TGCTCACCCCAACCGATGATTACAACGAAACGGGGGTCGCCAACCGGATCACCCTCACCTTGCCCGCCGTCATCGGCGACATCGTGCAGATCTTTGTTTTCACGCTGCCGCAAGCCTTTACCTTACCGCCTTTCACTAACTCTGGCGGCTTTACCCCGCCGACCGGCGCCAACTACCTCCTCTTCATCCAAGCCGGCGGCGCGACGATCACCCTCGGCAACGGTCATACGATCGGCCAGTTAGTCACCATCAAGGATGCCCTCGGCGCCGCTGGCGCCGCCCCGATCACCATCGTGGCGGCGGCTACCATCGATAACAACCCGACCTACACCTTGGTGTCGGATTTTGCCAGCGTGACCCTGGTCTGGCTGGGCACCTTGTGGGGAACGGTATGATCCGCCGGCTGCTTGCCCTGGCGCTGATCCTTGCGCTGGTTTCACCCGTCGCCGCCCGGGCCCAGAACTTTGGCAACATTGCGCCGCAAACCGTGCTTGGCAACCCCAGCACAACCACCAAGCAACCCGCCCGGCCGATGCCCGCGCCGACCCTGAGCCCGCAGAATTATGGCGCCAAAGGCGACGGCGTGGCCGACGATACGACCGCGGTCCAGGCGGCTTTTACCGCGGTCTGCACCGCCGCGGCGCAGCGCGGGCTTTACATCCCGGACGGCACCTACAAGCTCACCGCCCAGATTGTCATCCCCGGCCCCTGCGCCGGGATGCGCGCCCAGTTTCAGTCCAAGAATGCGGTCCTTTCCTACGCTGGCACGACCAATATTACCGGTATTCTCAAGTTCGACGGCGTCAACGCCAACATTCTCAGCATCGACTTCGGCGGCGGTACGATCACCGGTAACTCTCACGCGCAAAACGCGATCTGGGCCAGCGGTATGCTGCACTCCAAGTTTCACGACCTCAAGCTGCGCAACATCACTGGGTCGGCTTTCCTCGGTCAATTTCTCGTCGTCGACACGTTGGATAACATCACCACCAGTAACAATGACGGCGCCTATACCACCAAGCCGACCAGCTGCATCACCTTCCAGACCGACGGCCCCAATGGTGGCGCCTATGTCGTCACCCTCATCAACCCGATCTGCGAGGGGGTCAGCGGTGACGGTTGGGTCTTGTCGACCTCAAACGGCAACGTCTTTGTCGGTGGCACCTCCGAGGGCAATGGCGGTCGCGGCCTTACCCTTGCCTCGGATGCCGATCGCAACACCTTCCAGAACGCCGATCTTGAAGCCAATGCCGGCCCCGATATGGTTGTCGCCGGCAACTACAACCAGTTCATCAACCTCACCGTCGCCAGTCCCCCGGCCTCCCCCGCGCACTTCATCGGGGGCGCCGGTAACACCATTATCGGTGGAACCTACAACCAGTTGACCATCGATGCCGGATCGACCGGTACCTCGCTCGTTGGCGTCCGCTACGGTCTGGCCGGGGGCGGGCTACAGAACAATACGAACACGACCACGATCATCAACTCGTCGAGCACCGGGGCCGGCGGTACTACATTCCCGGCATCAGGCGTAGCAACCGCCGGTGTGATCTCGGCCATCGGTCCGAGCGATCTGCGCCTGAACGCGCCGACCGGGCAGGAAATAACCATGACCATAAACGGTGTGGCGGGCGTCAATTACGAGCCGGGCATTTTCTATCCAGTCTCTAACAACACCACCAATCTTGGGGCCGCCGCAAACCATTGGGCGGCGATCTACGGCACGAGTTTCTACGGCGGCATGGGGGCGACGGCAGGTGTAACCTGCACCGGCCCCCCATCCTCCAGCTTTGCCTCGGCCGGCGGTATCGTGACCCATTGTTGAGAAAGGCAAACCCCAGATGAGCGTCGATCCCGAAACCGTCACCTTGATGTCGATCTATCGTGTCGGGTTTCTTGCGCCCGCCCCCGACAGCCTTGCTGCCGGCGAGCTCTATCTTGAGATGGCGCCCCCTGAAGGTGGCGCCCCCCGCGTCTGGGTCGGCACGATGGATACCGCCGGCTTCCCCGGCAACATCGCATCGCTGATCCCTCTCGACGTCGAGCTCCCGCCGCCCCTTCCGCCGCTGCCCCCTTCCAACACCGCGATCCCCTACGTCGGCCCCGAGCAGGCCGCCCCCGGCGACACGCTCAACTGCACGATGGGCGAGTGGGAAGGCGAGCCCGACACCTATGCCTACCAGTGGCTGAGCGACGGTGCCGACACCGGCGCCACTGCCGGCGCCGACTACACCATCCCGCCGACCGATGCCGGTCACCAAATTACCTGTGTTGTCACCGCGACCAATGCTCGCGGCAGTACCACAGCCCCGCCTTCCAACCCTGTCCCGATCCCCGCGGCCAGAGCCGCGCCGCCCCCGGCTGAGACCGAAAAACCCAAGCGGCACAGAGACTGACCGATGGCCCAGACCCAACCCGCCCCTCTTGTCGTACCGCCGCAACCCAACGCCACCGCGGTCTTGCAGATCCTCAAGCAAACCCACCGCAATTGGGTCACCGCCGGCGGCAGTTCGATCTACGGCACCCCGGTCGCGATGCCGCCGTCCCTGCCCCCGGCCAATACCGTGATCCCCGCCGTCAGCGGCACTGCCGCGGTCGGCCAAGTCCTGACCTGTACACAAGGCACCTGGACCGGCGCTCCGACCGCCTATGCCTACCAGTGGCGGCGCGACACGACCCCTATCGGCACCAACGCCAACACCTACACGACCGTCGCCGGCGACAGTACCCACGCGGTCGGCTGCGTGGTGACGGCGACCAATATGTGGGGCCCGGCCTCGGCCCCACTGAGCAACACCAGAGCCATCCCCTGAGAGGGCACCCCCCTAAATGTGCACCCCGCAATTTATGCAGCAGATGCAACAGGCGATGAGCTCGATGGGGCTCTCCACCCCTGGTGGCCAACCAGGCGTCCCTGGCGGCGGTATGCAAATCCCGGCGATGGCCGGCGCACCAGGCGGCGCACCAGGCGCACCCGGTTTGCCGCCGACCGCTGGCATTCCCTCCCGCTTACCGCCGCAAGCCCCTCCCCTCCCGAGTGGGCCTGCGGCACTGGGCCCGCCCGGCGGCGGCGCAGCCCCAAGTGCACCATCGGCGGCGCCCGGCATGGGGGCCGGTGCATCGCCTTTCTCCCCACCGGGAGGTATTGCACCTGGCGGCGTCGGAGCTCCAGCGCCGGGCGGGGTTTCTTCCCTTCCCGGGGCCCCGTCGCCAGTCTCGATGCCCGGTCAAGCTTTTACCGGTTCAGCCCCACCCGGTGCGGTCGGTAGCGCTGCCTCCGGCGGCTACAACCCGATGACCCCGCCGGGCGCCGGTGTCCGCGGTGTCGGCATGCCGCAGGGCCCCGCCGGCCGTCTCCCCCTGCGCCCCGGTATCGGCAGCCTGCCGCGTAGCGGTCTGCGGCGCGGTCGGTAAGCGTTGATGAACCCAAGCACCGAAGATACCGACCGCTACGAGAAACTTCTCAAGCGCATGATCGCGCTCGAAAGAGCGCGTGAAGAACTCATCCCGTTCACCAAGTTGATGATGCCGTTCCCCTCCGAGCCCGACGATGTCGATCGCTCCCTCTACGATGCCCAGAAATTTCACCGCATCATGGGCGCCGCCTTGGAAGAGTTTGAGGCTGGTCGCATCCCGCGCCTCATCATCACCCTGCCACCGCGCCACGGGAAAACCCAACTTGTTAGTATCATGTTGCCGGCCTGGTTTATCGGTCGGCAACCTAGCCAGCACGTGATCTTCGGGACGTATAACGAGACCTATTCCCAGGACGTGGGACGCTCCTGCCGAGATGTCATCACCTCTCCGGCCTACGCCCAGGTCTTTCCTCGCACCAAGCTTCGTGACGACACCAAGTCGGCCGATCGCTTGCGCACCCACCAGGGCGGACAGTTGATCTTCTCCTCCAAGAAGGGCTCGCTCACCGGCCGCGGCGGCCACATCCTGGTCTTGGACGACTTACTCAAAGACCGTCTGGAGGCCGACAGCCCGACGATCCGCGAGCACCTCTGGAACTGGTTTAACCAGGTGGTGATGACCCGTCTCATGGATGAGCGCGGTCGCGCTCTCATCGTATCGACCAGATGGCACATGGACGATCTTGTCGGCAGGCTGACCGATCCCGCCAACGATCTTTACAATTCCGAGGAGGCCAAGCGCTGGAAGATCATCAATCTGCCGGCTCTGGCCGAAGAAAACGACGTCCTGGGACGCCGTAAAGGAGAACCCTTATGGCCCGGCAGATTTGGCCGCGAATATCTCCTCAACCTTCAGAAAGCCGACGCCCGTGGCTTTGCCGCCCTCTACCAGAACCGGCCGACGCCGGAGGGCGGCGCGTTCTTCAAGGCCGAGCACATCAAGACCTACCGACCCAATCAGCTGCCGAAGAAGCTGCGCTATTACGTCGCCAGCGATCACGCGGTCAGCCTCCTCCAGGGGCGCGATAGAACCTGCATCATCCCGGTCGGGATCGACGAGCACGACGATATCTGGATCCTCCAGCACGTGTGGTGGCGCCAGGCCAGCACCGACACGGTGGTCGAGGCGATGCTCAAGACCATGCGCACCCAGCGGCCGATCTTCTGGTGGGCCGAGAAGTCGCACATCTCCAAGTCGATCGGCCCCTTTCTGCGCAAGCGGATGCTGGAGGAGCACACCTACTGCACCATCGTCGAAGTGACCCCGATCGCCGACAAGCAGACCCGGGCGCAGTCGATTCAGGGGCGCATGGCGATGGGCAAAGTGCATTTTCCCGAACTCGCCCCCTGGTGGCTCCAGGCGCGCGACCAGATCCTCCGGTTTCCGCACGATGCACACGACGACTTTGTCGACGCTCTCGCTTATATCGGCCTTGGCTTAGACCAGCAGGCGGCACCTAGCCGCCCTCGCCAGCGCGACCCCGGCCTTACCCCCTACACCTGGGGCTGGCTCAAAGACCAGCGTGCCGAGCACGATCGCAGCCATCGCATCAGTACGCAGACGGCGGGGTGGTAGCCAACCATGAGCGACAGTCGCGGCCCCTCCGCACCCGGCAGTCTCGATCCTGAAAGCCAGAATTGGCAACCCGAGGCGCCCTACCAAGACCTACCCTCGGGCCGCAAGCGCCAGACCCAGATCCCGCGCGAGCGGCCCGATCCACCGCGTCCGCGCGCCGAACTGGTCAAGGTGTGGAACGCCCGCGTCATGCGCGCCCGGCAGCACTGGAAGCCAGCCTTTGAGCGCATGCGCAAATCGATGGATTTCACCCTGGGCAAGCAATGGCCCAACTCGACCGGGATGGATGACGACCGTTACATCTGCAACATCGCGCTGCGCCACGTGCAGAACCGCACCGCGGCGATCTACGCCAGCAACCCGACGATCACCGCGCGCCGGCGCGAGCGGATGATTGCGACGATTTGGGATGGCTCCCTGCAATCCCTCGCGATGGCCCAGCAGAATAGCCAGCTGGCCGGCCAACTTGGTTTGCCGGTCGATCAATCCTCACAGGCGATCATCGAAGATGCGCAGCGGGTGCACGCCTATAATTCGATGCTCGACAAGGTCGCGAACACCCTGCGGTTACTTTACAATTACAACGTCGACGAGCAGGTGCACCCGTTCAAGACGATGATGAAACTCGCCACTCGGCGAGCCATCTGTTGCGGGGTCGCCTACGTCAAATTGGGTTTTCAGCGCGCCATGCGGATGCGCCCCGATGTCGAGGCGCGGATCGCCGATATGAGCGAGCAGCTAGCGACGATCGAGCGCTTGAGCGCTGAC